AATCCCACTTAGAACGCATTTCTTCGGAAAAAAGTACACAAAGTAAAGTAAAATAAATAATATACATCTACCGCGCGCGTATACGTACGCAAGGGACATGTTCATTTTGTTAATGAAAGTAAAAAAGAAAACCTACAAAAGAAAGTCCTTCTGTAGGTTGAAAAGTGAATTAAAAACCTTTGCCTTTCATCCGCTCGTAAACAACAGATTGTTTCTTGTCTTGGTTTTCTATTTTGAAAATAACCATTGAACGATTGGGAATGTCATCAGGAAGCTGTTCGACAAGTTTTGCAATTACTTCGTCAACGTTGTTAAAACCGACATCAGTTATCTCGGCTAACTTACGTCCTTGAAAAAATGCTTCTCCATGTACTTGGTAACGGTATGACAGTTTAAAACGTTCTTCTTTCGGTTTTTGTTCTCGTCGTGATGGTTTATCAGAGAAGAAAATAAAATCAATGACCTTTTCGTTGAGTTCCCATGCAGGCGAGTAATCTGTTTTGATATAGCCACGTGTTACCTTGTGAGCGCTACTATGATTCATTGCAAATGCAACTTCTTCAATACTTGCATTACAATCATTCTGTGCTACAGTTCCCCAAGTGTGACGGAAAGTGTAAACAGAATAATCGTTATCTTTATCGATTCCCATAGCTTCACAAAGGTGTCGAATACCAATGTTTACATTTGCGCTGAAGCTGTCAGATGTCGTATGTCGTTTTGCAAAACAAAAAAGATGTTCATCATCCTCGTCAGTGCTTTTGTATTTCTCAAATAAAGGCTGCAAAATAGCTGGAACACGCATTTCCATATAAGCACCATCAGTGCGAAACATCTTAGTCTTTGCTCTTCGGTAACAGATACGTCCGTCCTGATAGTCTTCTTTCCTCAAATCGTAGAGGTCTATAGTATTGATTCCTGCCAGGCAGATAACAATCATAGCAACATCACGTCCTAACTCTTCAAGTGGATGCGCCATCTTGCTCTCGGGAAGAGGGAAAAAGAAGAACTCTCGACATGCTTCGGGAGTTATAGCGAGCTTCTCAGGTCTATCTGCCTTTGGTATCTCAACGTTCATCCAAGGATTTGATTTAATTCTGATGAGATTATTATCGTAGTCGTTGTATTCTACAAGAGCAGCCTTAAAAACTTGACGAATACAAATAGGGTACATCTCCTTCGCACGTTTTGTTGTTTCAAGAGATTTTATCCATTGATTAATAAACAAAGAAGTAAGTTCAGAGAACATGACTTTGGTTGTACCAGCAAAACGCTCAAGATGTTGCAACGCAAGTTCGTAGTTACGTGCATTGCGCTGCTGCCCTCTGTCAACCATTCTGTCAATGTGCTTGTGTGCGTACTCGCTGAAACATAAGTCAGAGTCCATTGTGCGTAAAAATTCAACCACTTGCTTCACTGTCCATCTTGATGTGTTCACCCTGTTAAGTCTATCGTTATACTCAATGATCAGACTTGAGCAATATTGCAAAACGTATGGGTCTGTAATTTCGTTCGTCTTACTAAGCCCCTTACTTGTTACATACTTGCCAGTTGTTATATATCCGACCTTTACGCCTACGCCTACTCTGATATATACCTGCCAGAAGCCATCTTTGCGTGGTCTTCTTACTACAGCCTTAAATATTGCCATAATCGTTTATTGTTTTTGGTAAGTTGATGGTAAGTACTCCTTTACACACGTATTGTAAGTTTTGGTAAGTTTTACTATTCAAAAGTGCACACAAAGTGTGAAAAATGAACATTTCTTCCTTATGCAAATTAGGCGGAACACCTACGTAAACACGTGGTATACCGCCTAACATATTGAATTTTAGTAAAATACTACATTTCTTCAACCACTGCCTGTGCCGC